TTTCCTAAACTCTAACGCTTTAACCCAAGAACCATACCTGTCCATAACATATTTATGTGAAGCAATAAGTTGAATACGATAATCAGCAGACTTCTCAATACCAACCACGTCCCACGTTTGGTCAATGAACTGACCCAAACCATACGCCGTAGACTTCTTATTCTGCGCGTCAGGATTCCAAGATGACTCCAACATAATCAACTCTTCTAACGCCTCGTATTCTTTCGCTGACACCATTGACCTTGCGTAACCCCTTGCGCTTGTTGGTTCTCTGTGCAAGTTTTTAACAGGTGATGACACATAGCCTTTAACAATTTTGTTTTCCTCTAACGGCTCATCAACAGGTATCATAAGAGCAAAACCTACTCCGACTATGAGCATACCAAGAATAAACTTTAGTTCCATTTACCACTCCTATTCCTAATTCGGTAACGTTGGTGTTCCGTTGTGCCACCCCACACACCTTTCAAATCGGGGTCTTTCAATGCGTACTCTAAACATTTCTGTTTAATGTCACACTTGTTGCATATTCGTTTCGCAATCTGTGCCATATTGGCTTCGTGTCTTTCGGGGAAAAAAATCTCTGAACCAATCTCAGCACACAACGCGCCTTTCCAAAAATCTTTTGCTATCAGTTGCATTTCGTTTCCCCAATACTTGTTGTAGTTTCCATAACATAACTGCTTCCTTACCTAACCTAACAATGTGTTTAGGGGGCTTCATCTTCGTTGCCCCCAAACAAGAAACGCTAACAGCACAACACCAAACGATATAAGTAATTCAACAATCATTTATCCCACCCATTTCTTTTAATAAGTTTCTCTAACGACTCGTCTGTTACTAACGATTTCAATGTGCCAAGTAAAGCATAATCGGCACTTGTTTTGTCATCATACTGAGCGTTCAACTCACTATGAATTAACTCCAACATTATATCCTTGTTCACTTGTCGTCCTCACTTGTCTTAAAATCGTCACGGCAATCATCACACCATTTACCTTGCAAATATGTTTTAGTATTCACTTCACATATTTCACACAACAACAAACTCATTTCGTTTCCTCCTTGTTGCACTCGTTATCACAACTACAATACCAAGATTTACTACACATATAGCAAACCCCGTAAATATCTTTATTAGATTTCTTGAACATCAACATCATCATAATCATCCAAGTAATCGTTAGCAGACTCAAGCCTGTCAGTAATTAACACATATGCGTCCTCGCTACTATTAGCCTCAACACTTACACGCACCCTTGCTGTTCCTCTATATGTTTTACTCATTTCACCCTCACAAGATTAGGTTTCTCCGGCATACTATCTGTCTCCGGAATATAAGTAAGTTCACGAATAATGAATCGGAGCATAGCCTCTATCCGGTCTAAGCGTTCCTCAGTTGTCATATGTGTCCACCTCATCAGTGTAGTTAGCCTCTATTTGGTCGTGCATAGCCTTATCAAACTCGGCGTCGTTACAATTACGACACCCATACCCCGACCACGATTGACCACAACACACAATAGCGTTCTCAATAGTATTCATTACAACACCTGCCCATAGAAAGGTGAACTAGGGTTCATATCGGGGTCTTTACAACTACATTCTTCGTTACCACAATAATCACAACACCAACCAACCTCAATACTATACAAATCCTCGTCGTGCTCAGGACATACAGCAAAATAACCCTCGGACACGTTTGTATATACAACGGGTGTTAAACATCTAGCACAATGAAACGACATTACGCACCTACACTTTCAGCATATTCACAATCATTTAAGAATTGAACATAATCAAAACTTGAATAATTATGCTTAAAGGTATCCGTCAAAACCTCAACAAGTTCGTTAAGAATTTCGTTATCGTTGCCGTGCTCTTGTCTAAGAACAGAAATTGTGTCAGCGATTCTTAAAAAATCTTTATAATTCATTACGCTGTCACCTCGCATATGCACCACACCATAGGCGCGTTACAATCATCACAATAATCAACACTAGGGTCAACATAATACTCAACCATAGGGCTAAGATTATTCTGTTCGTAATCTTGTGCCGGACTAAGGTTCATTATGCGTTCACCCCGTGTTCAACTAACACATTAAGTATATCTTCACTAATAACTTGTGAAGAATAATCAAGATGATTATCATTAACTTCTTTAACAACATTAGACCAAACATCATCACTAATTGTGTTGTCTTCATCATCAAAGATGTCTTTCGTCCACCAAAGAATTATTACCTCATCTTCGGGGTTATAGTTTTGCATACTTTTAATTACATCTTTCACTTTCATTTGCTATCCCTAGCCTTTCGTTTCCCAAATCGTAGCCACCCATTGGCCACGAAACCCATTATTGTTTGCTATCGTTACGCCTGTCAAGCACATTCATATAACAATTCGGTAACAATTATTCACACCTATGCTTACGAGCAAGCCTCGTAGCCTCTTTATAAAACATATAACCACGCGCAGACACAGCATAAGTTATTGTTTCGCAACGTTGGCAATAGATTACATAGCACGAACCCTCGTCGCGCCTGTCAATCGTCAAATAATTTTTTAATCTTGCGTCACCCATAGCAACCCGTCCCGTCCCTAAAATAAGTGAGAGCCAGCGTGTTAGGGGCACGCCAGCCCTCGTGTCATACAATTCTCTAAATTATCCCTAAGACTTGCCCTAATTTAACAACAACAACAGCCACGGCACGCACTATCGCATATGACATCCCTACGAATAAGAGCGCCGTCACCACATCAACGAATAACTCACCCCGTGGGGTCAATCGCGCGCTATCGTTACGCATTAACACTCACCCCACTTAATTCATTAGCCTTATTCATAGCGCGTTCTCTAGTCTTAAAATGCCATATCTGGCAATTACTCTTAGGATTAAGCGCAACAGCCCACGCGCCCCCGTCCAATTTATACACCCAGATATTCTCATTTATTTTAAGCATTAGACAACACCTCAGCCTTAAACATAGCCAAAGCCTCGCGCTTGCTGTAATAGTAATACCTACGGCTAACCCAATAACCCCCGACAATATCGGACACAACCCACGCGCCCTCGTAATTCTTTTCTGCAATCATTTACTTACCCTTTCCCTAACTAATCGCCTACCCTAAGCGATTAAGAATAACCCCAACGCTCACCGATTGGGGCTAAACTTAACGAATTAGAGCCACTCTTGGCTAATCTTGTAGCCACCCTCTAAACCATATAAAGCAATACCCAAAGAGTGAACAAGGTGAAAGCCCATATCCATACCACACCCACCAACACGCAACACCCGTTGCCCGTTCTTCTCGGTCAATGTGCCAACACCAGAAACCAAAGACACCCACCAAGTTATATCAAGGACACGCCCGTCATCATAGGTCACCACTTTCATAGTGCGAGACATACCCGAGGCAGACACACTCTTTAGAATTGTGTACGCTATTGGTCTTTCTTGCTTAGCAAATACGGCACATAGAAACTCTTGCGCCCTTTGTGTTTCTTTCTCTTTCTCTGTTCTTTCCTTTGTAATCATTACCTATCCCTAATCTATTTCTAGTCCCTAATGACTAGACGAACACCCTCAAAACTATCACGCCTTGAGGGCTATCGTCAAGTAACTAAGCCTGAACTACTTTTCTTTGATACTTAGACATAATGCGAGCCAAAGCCAAAGCCTCAGCCTCTTTAAGTGCCTCAATCTTAGGTTTAGCAACATCACAAGCCTCAACATAAGGCTTAAAGTTGCTAATTGTAGCGTGAACAACATTTTGCTTTTCTTCATATTGTTCATATAGCGCGCGTCTCTTATCTTGTAAGACTTTCATCTCTTCGTCTATCTCTTTGCACGCCTTGTTATATTCTTCGTTGATAGCCTTGTAAGCCCCACTTGACTCTTTGCGCCAAAGTTGATAAGCCTCTTCGCGTGGCTTATGATATTCGTGCACCAAAGAATTAAAAGTTACTTTAGTGGTCTCTATCTCAGCCTTGAAACGAGCCTTTACCCCCTTAGGCAAAATCTCGTACAATTCCTTTTCTTCCTTGCTACTACCTGACCAATATCTTTGCATTTATTGCCCCTAATCCGAGCCCCCTACAGGCTCACAACTAAAACATAACACCCCACCCCCTGAGGTGTCAAGTCAAATAGGTAACAAAATGATAACGATTTGATAACGATTTGATAACAGACAAAACGGACACCTAACCTACGCCCCAGTAACCTACGGTACGGTAAGTTACGGTACGGTAAGTTAGCCCTCGTTAATAACATAACCATAAGGTTATCTAAATACCTCGGAAACATATGCAACTATACGCATAAGACAGTCACCCCTTTCATCGTTATAACTAGGTCAACGCCCTTACAAATATATGATTGTCCGATAATTTAGGTTATGTAAAGTAGTATTTAGGGGCTAAAACACAACCCTAACCTTCAACTACAGGTTTACACTAATCTTTGACGGGGGGTTTTAACAATACGGCCGACACACCCCTCCACTCTCTACCCATATATTTTTTCTAAACCTTGTTGGGTGGTTTTTTGGCGGCTAAGATAGAGCCTATGTTGAGCCTGGGTGGCTCAAGAAAGGCTCACGTTTCCGCAGGTCAAAGAGGGTGTGCAACATTTTTGTTTGTTGCAGCCTTGTATATAGTAGAGGGGCTTTTTAAAGCCCCGCCCCTCTACCGGCTTGAGGCCTTTCAGGCCGAAAGCGGCGCTCCGCTTGGGGCTTCGCGCCGCGACCGAGTGTTAAGCGAGGTCGCTCACTCACTACCTTCGGTTCGCTCCCGATGGTAAAATTAAAAAATTTTTTAACCTTATGAAATATGAATGACGGGCCAGTTCTATACCTAGAGGAGTTTCTAGTCTTATGCCTAAACAGCAGGACAGTCTCCATCTAAGACTTGCAGCAGGTAAGACTCTTGATTCTAATGAGTCTAAGTCCAGGCTTCTTGAGATGATAGCCAAGGGTTTTAGTGTTGAGGATGCCTGTAAGGCTGTTGGTAAGTCTTCTAAAACTTTTTATTATTATACTAAGTCTGACCCTGATTTTGACCGTGAAGTTAAACTTGTCCGGGCCTTGAAGGCCAGGGGTGGTCAAATCTCTGATGAAGACAAAGCAATGTCTTTTAGGGATTTTCGTAAAGAGTTTATGAAGTCTGAGACGTTTGCTCATCAGCAGAACGTTATTGACCTTATTGAGGATAAGACTCCTTCTTGGTTGCATCCTTCTATGCTTTTTGAGCAGGGTGTTAAAAACTATGTGCTAGTTAATATGCCTCCTGAGCACGCCAAGTCAATGACAGTGTCAATTGATTATATTACGTATCGTATTTGTGTTGACCCTAATGTGCGTATCAAGGTTGTGTCTAAGACACAGACTATGGCTAAAGAATTTCTTTACGCTGTTAAGCAGCGTTTGACTTCCCCGTTCTATGTGGACCTTCAGAGAAGGTTTGCACCGGCTGACGGTTTTAAAGCCACTTCTGATAAGTGGACGCAGGACGCGATTTATATTGAACGTGAGTCCGGCGAAAAAGACCCAACTCTTCAGGCTTTGGGTATTGGTGGGCAGATTTATGGTGCCCGCGCTGACTTGATTATTCTTGATGACTGTGTGACTTTGTCTAACTCTGGTGAATACGAGAAACAGATTCGTTGGATTCAGCAGGAAGTCTTAACACGTATCGGTCCTACCGGTAAGTTGCTTATTGTTGGTACTCGGGTTGACCCGATTGATATGTACCGTGAACTTCGTACTAATGACAGGTACCCTGAGGGTAAGAGTCCTTGGACGTATTTGGCTATGCCGGCGGTTTTGGAGTTTGATGAGAATCCTGAGAATTGGGTTACTTTGTGGCCTCGCTCTGATAGGCCTTGGTCTGGCGACCCTGTGGACCCTGATGAAGACGGTTTCTTCCCTAGATGGGATGGAACTAGACTAAAGCAACGTCGTAGCGTTTTGGATGCTAAGACGTGGGCGATGGTTTATCAGCAGCAAGATGTTGAGTCTGAGTCTGTTTTTTCTGCTGAACTTGTTCGTGCTGCTGCTAATGGTATGAGAGGTTGTGGTCCGCTTGTTGCCGGTGCTCCTGGTTATCCTGCTGACACTTCAGGCTTCTACACCGTTTGTGCTATGGACCCTGCTATGTCGGGTGACACCTTTACGGTTGCTATTTCTGGTGATAGGAACACTAAACGTAGGTATCTTCTTGATGCTTCTCGTATGCCTGCACCTACTCCGCAGCGTATCAGGGAAATAATTTTTCAGTGGACTGAGCGTTATAAGCCTGCTGTTTGGGTTATTGAAAAGAACGCTTTCCAATTGTTTTTGACGCAAGATGAAGAGATTAATGCTTTCCTACAGTCCAGAGGTATCCGTCTTGTCCAACATTATACGGGCAATAACAAGATGGACCTTGAGTATGGTGTTGCTTCTCTTGGTACTTTGTTTGGCAGTTTTGGTCCAGACGGCAAACCGGCTAAGAATGCTCTTATTGAATTTCCGCGTGCAGAGTCAGAAGGCGTTAAAGCACTTATTGAACAATTGATTACTTGGTCTCCTGGTACTAAGAATAAACAGGATGGTCCTATGGCTTTGTGGTTTGCTGAAACCCAGTTAAGGGATTATGTGAACCAGCAGGGTTCTTACGGTAAGACTTGGGTACGTAACCCTTTTGCTACACCAATTGATTTGGCCAAACGACAGGTTGTTGATTTGGAAGAGTATGCACGTAAACAGCGTGCTGTTAATTCAGGATGGTACTAACAATGGCAATGCCTAAAAAGAAAATAACACCTAAGAAAAAAATTGGTAAAAACGTAAGTGATGTTATTGATTATGTAAAATCTGGTAATAGAAAAGACAACATTTCTACTAATAAAAAAACAAAAACAACAACTGTTACTACTCCATCAAAACAAGGTCCATATAGTCTTTTAACAAAAGTAAAACCACAGGGTAAATCTGGTTTTAGTTCTGTTTCTACTAGAAATTCAACTTTTACTAATCAAAATAAAGATTATGGTAAAAGAGGCGTTGTAGCACCTATTGCTAATCCTAGAAAAGCATTTCTTGCAATTCAAGAGTCAGCACGCCAAGATGATAAAAGAAATGTAATGAGAAAGTCCTCTAAAAATAAGAAAAAGAAATAACCTATCTAAAGGATTAATATGGTAATGCCTAAAAAGAAAACATCTACAGGAACATCAAGAGCATATGACCGTAAAGGTAATTCTGCTGATGTACAAAAAGCATCTGCTGCTCAAACTAAAAAATTTCAAGCAATGACACCTGCTCAAAAGAAAACTTATGTTGCTAAGCAAGCAAAGGCTATTGGTAAAACAACAGCACAGGTTGCTTCTATGGTTGGTGGCGCAGGGCTTGCACGTAAAGCCGCAGCAAAAGTTGCTGTACCAGCAATTAAAAAGGCCGCAGCAAAATCTGTAGAGAAAAAATCTTTGAAGGCTGCAAATGCTCCTAGTAAAAATCAAGCCGCTTCAGATAGTGGTAGAAGATATATGGGGCAAAAATTTATGAAAGTTGAAGATGCAGGTAAAGACAGATACGGTCAGCAAAAAGTTTCAATTAAACGTAATACTGAAAAACTTAAAGAAGCAACAACCCCACGTACTCCTGGTGGAACTGTTAGATTAAATCCAAGATTTGCTAAAAATTTAAGAAAAGGTAGATAGTGGCTCGTAAGATTGAAGATATTGCTAATGCCTATCAGCAACTAAAACAACGATACGCAAATCGTGATTCACGTTGGTCGGATGTTTTAGAAGTTCGTAAAGGTAATATTAATAACGTTTTCCCAGGACTATTCCCAGCCGAATATCCTAAACCTATGGTGGCTAACTTTATTGACGTTGCCGCACGCGACATCGCTGAAGTAATTGCACCTCTTCCTGCTATTAACTGTTCAGCAACAAACGCTGTATCAGACCGTGCACGTAGCCGTGCTGATAAGCGTACAATGATTGCCGCCGGGTACCGTGACACTTCACGTCTACAAGTTGAAATGTTCACCGGTGCAGACCGCTATGTTACCTTTGGTGCCCTACCTTTCATTGTTGAAGCAGATTACGAAAACAATACTCCACGTATTCGTTTAGATAATCCTTTTAATTCTTATCCTGAGTTTGACCGTTTTGGTCGCCTGTTGTCTTACACAAAACTTTACGTTAAAGCCGCACAAGATTTAGTAAACGATTTCCCAGAATACGAATCAGTTATTTTGGGTAAGTTTGAACAACGTGGTTCTATGCGCCCAGTACAACTTGTGCGCTATATGGACAAAGATGAAACAGTTCTATTCTTACCAGAACGCGGTAACTACATTCTGCAACGCGCCAAGAACCCTCTTGGTAAACTGAATGTTATTTTCGCTGTTCGTCCTGGTATTGATTCTGATGAACAACAACGTGGACAATTTGATGATATTTTGTGGGTACAAGTCGCACGTGCCCGTTTCGCTACTTTACAACTTGAGGCGGCACAAAAATCTGTTCAGGCACCTTTTGCGTTGCCAGCAGATGTTAACGTCCTTGAAATGGGACCTGACGCAACTATACGTTCCGCATCTCCAGAAAAGATTCGCCGTGTTGATTTAAATGTGCCCCCTGGATTATTCACAGAATCTGCTGCACTTGACCAAGAAATGCGTATGGGTGCACGTTACCCTGAAGGCCGTCAAGGTGTAAGCCAAGGTTCTATTGTTACTGGTCGTGGTGTTGAAGCCCTTATGGGTGGATTTGACACACAAGTTAAAACAGCGCAACAAGTTTTGGCTGAAGCATTAAAACAAGTATTTGAACTTTGCTTTGAGATGGACGAAAAACTTTTCGGTAACTACGAGAAGACGGTACGCGGCGTAGATGCTGGCGCACCGTATGAAGTCACCTATACCCCTAAGAAAGACATTGATGGGGATTATACGGTTGACATCACCTATGGACTGATGGCCGGATTAAACCCCAACCAGGCTTTGGTATTCGGACTCCAAGCGCGCGGAGACCAATTAATTTCCCGCGACTTCCTCCGCCGTCAGATGCCTTGGGAAATAAACGTAACAATGGAAGAACAGAAGATTGAAATTGAAAAACTTCGTGATTCTCTTGTTGCAGCAATAAGTGGATACGCGCAAGCAATTCCATCATTAGCAACACAGGGTCAAGACCCTGGTGAAATACTATCTCGTATTGCAACAGTGATTAATGGTAGACAAAAAGGTCAACCTATAGAGCAGGTAATCGCGGAAGCGTTTGCCCCTCAAGCACCGCCACCTTCTGCTGAGGCTGCAGCCCCTGGTATGGAACAACCCGTCCCCGGTTCCGCAGGTGAGGCTCCCTCCGGTGGTGCTTCAGGATTAAGTGCAGCAACTGGTGGTCCACGTGGTGTGGCACCAGGACAAGTAGGACAAGGTGGAAGACCACCGATACAGTATTTGCTGGCCGGGTTAACCGGTTCCGGCAAACC